AAACGGTGCTCTCATGACCGGAGTAACATCGACACTCCCGACTAGAGCGAATTTAGATATTCGAGGTAACGTTGCAGCCGCCGGGAATATAACGGCGGGAGGACAAGTAAACGTCACAGGAAACGTGGTCGGTCAATTCTTCATCGGTAACGGTTCGCAACTCACCGGTTTGTTATCGGGACTTCCTGCCACAGCCAATATTGACATCAGAGGTAATGTGACGGCTCCCGGAAACGTCAGCGTCGCCGGCCAGGTGAACGTCATAGGCAACGTCGTCGGACGACACTTCTTGGGAAATGTTATCGGTGACTTTGTCAATGCAGCGGTACATAGAGTAGACGATACCTTTTATCTGCAGCTACAAGCCAATAATTCAGTATTAGCTTTTGACTCTAGCGATTATTTGGAATATCGTAGGTCGTTAAACAAACTCGATGTGAACATATCAGGGAACACCGTAGCGACGTTTGATAGCCAAGGAAACTTGAACGTGCTCAGCAACGTGATAGCCCCCTTCTTCGTAGGTAATGGTTCGCAACTTACGGGCATCACAGCATTCACACTCCCTCCTACCGCCAACATTAACATCGTAGGAAATGTGACGGCTCCCGGGAATGTCGTAGTCGCCGGACAGGTGAATGTGACTGGAAATGTCGTCGGTAATTACTTCATAGGAAACGGTGCATTATTGTCCGGCATCGTCACAAATCTCGCAGGAGTCGCCAATGTAGACGTCAGGGGTAACGTAACAGCCCCCGGTAACGTCGTGGTTGCTGGGCAGGTGAACGTTTTAGGAAACGTGGCCGGTAATTACTTCTTGGGAAATGGTGCGTTACTGTCCGGCATCGTCACAAATCTCGCAGGAGTCGCCAACATTGACATCGTCGGTAACGTGACTGCCGCTGGTAACATCATAGTTGCCGGGCAGGTGAACGTTACGGGCAATGTCGTGGCTAACTATTTCCTCGGCAACGGTGCGCTATTGTCCGGAGTGACATCTACTTTACCCTTGACTGCCAACATAGACATAATCGGTAACGTGACGGCTCCCGGAAACGTCGTTGTTGCCGGACAAGTAAATGTCACTGGAAATATCGTAGCACCCTTTCTTGTTGGTACTGCAACAATGTCGACTTACACGTCAGAATGGATTTTGGGGGCTGTTGGAAGTTCAGATTATACTTTTTCTGGACCTGGTTTTATTGGCGCGGAAGCCGACCCGACGCTTTATCTGGTTAGAGGTCAGCAGTATAAATTTACAAACACGATGAATGCTCATCCTTTTCAAATTCAAAGCACCCCAAATGGGTCGGTTGGAACTCCGTATGACGAAGGAATCGTCAATAATGGTGTATCAAACGGTACTCTGACTTGGGATGTCCAATTTGACACTCCACGTATCTTATACTATCAATGCACTGCCCATTCTAGCATGGGGGGTATTATTCGTATCATAGATGGTGATGTTCTCGGAAATCTCATCGGCGACTATGCTAACGTGACGACCGTTATTGCCAGTAACGTCGTGGTCGCCGGGCAGGTGACCGCCGTGGGGAACGTCGTGGGGCAGTATTTCATCGGTAACGGTGCCTTGTTGACCGGGCTCGCCGAGTACGTGCTGCCCGCGAACGTGGTCGTGACTAACCTGAACGCTAGCAATGCCATCTTCTCAGAACACGCCTACTTGTCTTATGTGGATTCCGCGGGAGTTACTTCTACGAACTTCAACGGGACGAATATGTATTCCGGATACATCCACTCCAGTGGAAACGTAGATGCCGTGACCCTCAATGCTTCTGCCAACGTGACCGCGAATTACTACTTCGGTAACGGCGCTCTGTTGTCCGGCGTCGCAGCGTTGAATGCAGACGGGATGATACAGCAGACCAATCTGGACGGCTACCTCACGGTCCCCCAAGGCTACGTGGCAAACACCGCGGTTCGTCTCGCGCTGGGCGGTGGCGATCTGCCAGTAGGGTCTCTGGTGAGACAAGTGGACACCGGCAACTCGTACTTGCTGACATTGCAGCCTTCCAACGTCGACGCCAACTGGCTCCTGTTCGACGGGCTCAACTTCCCCGTAAGCACGGTGTTCGGCAGAGTCGGCGACGTCCTTGCCACGTACGGTGACTACCTGGACGAGGATATCGAACTTACCGAAAATATTGGACCAATACCCGCGGGCAATGCCGTCTCGGAGGCGTTGGTCTATCTTTATGCACAAGTCCAGTCTTTGTGGGCTATTGTCGCTCCTTAAACATCTTGACAATTTTGTAATTTTCTTTTTCATGATTTTCGTGTAAAGCGTATATTTTTCACGAAAATGACAAACACACAATAAAATTAGTTTGCGTACGCGAGGCCTCCCATGCCCGACATCACGCGGAACACGTTGAAATTGGGAGCGAACACGAGCACGGTGTTCAAAATATTCGCACCGGTCACCGTCATGCTTTCGTCCACGATACCCGGGATCGTTGGGTCCGCCACGACGCACGCCTTGGTACGTATGCGCAAAGTCGCGGTATCAAGACGACTGAAGTTACACGTCCCAGACGGCTGTGGCTGATCGGAACGAGTCCCGAACCCGTATGCATACACCCCGGAAGAAGTATACGTTCCGCCGAACGCCGTCCACGTGGACTCGTTACCGAAATACGATCCTCTTCTCGGCGTGAATCTCTGGACTCCGTTGAATAAGACTACCGCCCCCTCCATCGGAGACAATATTGCAGCGTCCTGCTCTACTGGTTCGCCCGTGAACTGACCATGATACGCAGCTCCGGGCGTGAAGCACCAAATGAGACTAGAACAAGGATGATTGAACGTGAGATTCAGATTATAGTCCCGATTGAAGCCATCCATTATTATGGGGAACTGGTTCGTCTGTATCTGCTGAACGAGGTACTCGTGAGAGTTCTGCGCGAACCATTTCCTTTCGTTCGTGTCCAAGAAGGTATAATTTGCATAACAACTAATCTTCGGCATGTAATTGGGATTGACACCCACCATATCCTCAAAATTACACAATCTGATCCTTAGTTCCACTTCATGATACTGCAATGCGATGAGAGGCAGGGCGTTACCTATATTCAGTGCATTGAACCACAGAGGTACGGGAAGATGAAATGTCCTCGTGTATCCTTCCTGTTCGTTTCCCCAGTTGACCATATTAGAATACGCCATGAGTTGCGTGTAATCCAAGTAGAGTTCCCAGTACATGCGGAACCACTCGTGTCCGAATTCCATCACCTTCTGACCACCGATGTACATCTCCAAATTATTTATCAGTTGCTCGGCGCTATAAAAAGGGATCGGATCATTGATACCGGAGGGGCCTCTCTGCAACGTCATTTGGAAAAATATAGAAGATATCAAGTCGCCATTCCTCTTCAGAACGATCGTCAGATCGCTCCCGGAAGCGACCGTCCCGATGATGTCTTGTTCTATGGATTCCAAAGCGAAGTTGGTGTATTTGGTGAATTTCTCCCTCCAGAACGTTCTCTGAGGATCGCCAGTGAGATACACGTCTTGAGCTCCGTAGGCCACGAGCTGAACTAATCCACCAGCCATTCTAATTAACTAATAGTAGATTATATTATTTAATGTCGTATTTACCTTACCAGATACTCGAGCGTGTCCCCGTCCGCATGCTGAATAGTCCTAATGATTTTCCAGTTGGGGTTGACGATCTGTCCCGGAAGGACTCTCAACTTTCCGACGAGACCGATCGCTGCCCACTCGGCGCGGTTCTCACGAGATACGTACGATCTCGTCGGATCGTAATCAGGATTTTCGACGTATTCGCTGCCGGTGATTTTTTCGTAGCCGCTCGGAGGAGTATCGCCTGCACCACAACGCGACACCTCGGTTTCGTTCGAAACGTTGGCGATGTAATACAACGTATTCGAAAGTTTAACCCCGAATTTATCTCTGAGATACCGACCTCTCCACCCGTTCCACGCCGTATCACCGAGGACGCTCGGGTTCGACGTCACGACTCCGAACACGTCGTTCACGTCGTCCGTGTTACCTGCCATGTGGATCTTGCCGTCGTTATTCAATACGACGGTCGTACCACGTCTGTCTTCGTTCGACGCATTGCCATCGGTCCACTCGAACAATTCTGCATAATCTGCACCGGACGTGTTGAATGCACCGACGCCGAACACTCCGCCAATACCATTGACTCTGAACACGTTTCCGGTACCGTTTCTAGCGGCGATCATATTCCACGCCGCCGTTCCCGTATTCGTCGCTTGAATTCCGATCATATCATTCGTCATCGTCGCCGAAGTAGAGACTGCTTGTATCACGTTACCGTTCACTGCACACTGGGCCGTGAGCATTCCTCTCCCGTCAACGGTGAACATTGGGCCGTTCGAGTTTCTGCAGGTGATGAAGTTATAATTCGTAAAAGATAACTTCGGAACGACGATAGCCATTGCATTACCCACAAACGCACTCGTTCTCGACGTAACGCTCACTATATCCGACAAGCTCGGGGAAGAAAGATACATTTCGCCGTTTCCATTGATGTCCAATAGCCTTCCTCCTATGTTATCTAAACGCAACATGGAATATATCGAATTATTGCCCCTCAAAGTGCTGGCTTGTATGAGAGAAGCACCAGCGTTGTCCAGAGTAGTCCCAGAGACCGTCAAAATATTGGCATTCGCCGCGCACGTGAGAGTCATCGTGTTTCCTCCAACGATATCTCTCGTTACCACGACATTCCCCGAGAAAATCCCGTCTCTCCCAATGATGTTTCCAGATGCGGTCAAATTTCCTCTGTTATCTATCGTAGTCCTCACAACGCCATCCGTGAGGAAATGATACGTGTTATTCGTCCGTTCGTAGTACATAGAATCATCTACATCGAAATATATGACGGGAGTGGGACCAGTGAGTGTTGAGATGTAAAAATTGTCAACTATTTGAAAAGTTCGTGCCGTAACATTGTTCGTATCTATTCTCACGTTCCCGATGTTTCCCGTAGTGCCTATCACATTTGTGACATTGGCATACGCCCCGATGATGTTTCCACGAATGTCCGCCGTTATGACTCCCGGAAGAGCGGCGGAGATACCAGTCAACGGAGATCCGTTACCGATGAAGAAGGGTGCCACGACGTTACCGAGGGTGTTGATCTGTCCGCTCATCGTGAGATTGCCACCGAGCATCACTACGTTCCCCACGTTTCCTTGGACGGCAATGATGTTTGCCACGTTGGCGTACGCACCGATGAGGTTTCCGCGGATGTCAATGCTTTGTATTCCAGACGCAATTATTCCCGTCAATTGCGAGCCATTACCGATGAAGAAGGGTGCCACGATGTTGCCGAGGGTGTTGATCTGTCCGCTCATCGT